CTCGGGTGACCTGATCCTGCTCGACGAATTGCGCGAGCATCAGTCATGGGACGCCTGGGGTGCGATCACGAAGACGACGATGGCCCGCCCGAACGCTCAGGTGTGGGCGCTGTCGAACGCTGGTGATGCGACGTCGATCGTGCTGCGCTACCTGCGCAAGATGGCGCACGCGGCGCTCGGCGACCCGGACGGCATCTGCGGCGCGGACGACCCGTCGTCCATGCTGCCCGACGAGGGCGACCTGATGGACGACGACCTCGACCCGGACGAGGACTTCGAGGTAGAGGACGACACACTCGGCATCTTCGAGTGGTCCGCCCCGCCCGGATGTGACCGTTTCGACCGTGACGCCTGGGCGATGGCGAACCCGTCGCTGGGCTACTCGATCACGGAGCGCACGATCTCGTCGGCGGCGCGCACGGACCCGGAGTGGGTTTTCCGAACTGAGGTGCTGTGCCAGTGGTCGGACGGGACGCTCGAGGGGCCGTTCCCTCCGGGCGCGTGGGAGGCCGGCCAGTGGGTCGGTGGCCCGAACCCGCCGCAGATCGTCGGCAAGGTCAAGGCCGGGCTGGCGATGTCGCAGGATCGGAGCACGACGTTCGTGGCCTTCTCGGGCCGCGACAAGGACGGCCGGGCTCAGGTCGAGATCGTGGCCCGTCGCGCGGGTGACGAGTGGGTGCGGGACTGGCTCACGGACCCCAAGCGCGCGGACCTCATCGAGGAGATCACGGGGCAGGGCAAGGGCGCGCCAGAGTCGGCGCTGCTCGAGGAGCTGCGCCTCGCGGGCCTGCCGGTGGTGAAGTGGGAGGGCTCGGCGCTGCCGGAGGGCACGGCGCGGTTCTTCGATGCGATCCGCGACAACGAGGTAACTCACCTCGCCTGGCCTGAGCTTGACGTGGCAGCAGCGACCGCTGTCCCGAAGTTGACCGACGCCGGCTCGTTCATGTGGGACTCCAAGAAGTCTCCCGTCGACATCGCTGCGCTGCGTGCAGTCAACGGAGCGCACTGGCTCCTGACCCGACCGACACAGGCCAACGTTTCGGCCTACCACGATCACGACCTGATCATCATCTAGGAGCGGAGGCGGGATGGGTTTCTGGGACCGCCTTCTCGGCATCAATAGCTATGACCCGGCGCAGCGCGTCCTACCCGAGCCCTACGAGCCGTTCGTCTCCACGGGTGGCATACCCGTCATGGACCCTGGCACCCCGCTCGAGTATTGGGTCGGCGCTCACCGTTCCGACGTGGAGCGGTTCTGGCGCACCCAGCCGAACCTCCGCAAGGTCGTCGACTTCATCGCCCGCTCTGTCGCGTCGGTCCCGCTCAACGCATTCGAGCGCGTCTCGGACAGTGAGCGGCTGCGGCTGTCTGGCGACCCGTTGTCGTCGGCGCTGCGAGCCCCATCCCCGGGCGTCAGCCCGTTCCGGTTCTGGCATGCGGTCCTCTCCGACGGACTGCTCTATGACCGCTGGGCCGTCCTCAAGATCCGCGACGATGCGGGTGGCCTGTCCCTGGCGCGCATCCCGGCGTGGCGCATCCGGTTCTCCGTGGACCCGCTCGGGCGCGTGACTGCGCTGCACTACTGGACGGGCGACTCGGTCAATGCGGCCGACGAGCAGTGGGTCGACGTGCCGCTCGAGAACGTCATCTTCGATCACGGCTATGCGCCGGCCACGGCTGGGCTGTCCCCGGTCGAGACGCTGCGCGACATCCTCGACGAGAGTGCCGAGGCCGTGAAGTATCGGCGCGAACTGTGGGAGCAGGGCGCCCGGGTGCCCGGCTACATCCACCGCCCGGCGAGCCAAGCTAAATGGGAGGACACCCAGCGCAGCAGGTTCGTCGAGGCCATGCGGGCCTACATGCGCAAGGGACCTCGCGCTGGCGGGCTGCCGCTCATGGAAGACGGCATGGAGATCCGCTCGACGGACATCTTCACGCCGCAGGATGCGCAGGACATCGAGGGTCGCAGGCTGTCCGCGATCGAGGTGGCCGCCGCCTACCACATCGCGCCAGAACTGGTGGGCGCACGGGAGGGTACCTACTCCAACGTTGACGCCTTCCGGCAGATGCTCTACGGCCCGAACCTCGGCCCGTACATCGAGGCGTGGGAGGGCGCGCTGAACGCGCAGCTCACCCCAGACTTCGCTGCCGGCCGGCCGATCTACATCGAGGCCAACGTCGAGTCGAAGCTGCGCGGGTCGTTCATCGAGCAGGCGCAGATCATGCAGTCGGCCACGGGCGCTCCGTGGATGACGCGCAACGAGGCCCGCTCCCTGCAGAACCGCGCACCGCTGCCGGGTGGTGACGAGCTCGTGGTGCCGCTGAACGTGCTCATCGGTGGGCAGGCCTCGCCGCGCGACTCTGTCCCCAAGGCTGACGTGCGTCCCCGCCGAGGCATCAAGGCGGCGCCGACGGACCCCGAGCGCGCGAAGGCCGAGCAGGTTCTCTCGTCGTTCTTCCGGCGTCAGCGCAAGGCGGTGCTGTCCGCCCTTGGCGCAAAGGCGAGTTCATGGTGGGATGCCGAACGGTGGGACCGCGAGTTGGCGGATGACCTACTCGCGCTATCTGTGACGATGGTGGAGAACGCGGCGCGTCGAGCACTTGCCGAGACGGGCACTGACCCTGACGCATATGACGCTGCCCGCACGGTCAAGTACCTGAAGGCCAAGGCCGAGGCGACGGCGGCCAACATCAACGCCACGACCAAGGACCAACTTGACGAGGCGCTCGATGACGAGGACGCCGACCCGGCCGACGTGTTCGACGCAGCAGAGGGCTCGCGCTCGATGCTCTCGGCGATCACGCTGACGACAGCGCTCGCCGCCTTCGGGACGGTCGAGGCGGGCAAGCAGTCCGGGGCTGCCACGAAGACATGGATCGTAACGAGCGGCAACCCGCGCCCCTCACACGCAGCTATGGACGGCGAGACGGTCGGCATCGAGGACGACTTCAGCAACGGGATGCCGTGGCCTGGAGCGTCCGGCGACGCCGACGAGGTGGCCGGCTGTTCCTGCGAAGTCGAGTTCAACTACCCATGAGCCCGCTAGGAGGGCAGCCATGAAGTTCAAGAGCATGGCCTTCGACCCCAAGCGGGTCAAGGCCGGGCCCGACGACGGGCTTGCCGAGGGCGAGTTCATCGTCTACCCGTCCACGTTCACAAGGCAGCCCGACTCCTACGGCGACGTCGTCGCCAAGGGCGCGTTCCTCGAGGACATCGCGGCCTGGAAGGAATCCGGCAACGTCCTGCCCGGGCTCTATGGGCACCGCATGGACGACCCAGACTTCTTCGTCGCGGGCGCGTCCGACATGGGCGAGGACGACCATGGCTGGTGGGTCAAGGGAGCGTTCGACCTGGAGAGCCCCAAGGGCCAGCAGGTCTACCGGCTCGTCAAGGGTCGCCGCCTCAACCAACTCTCGTTCGCCTATGACGTCCTTGAGGAGGGCAAGACCGACATCGGCAACGGCGAGACCGCCAATGAGTTGCGCAAGCTCAAGGTCTACGAGTTCTCGTTCGTGCCGATCGGCGCCAACCAGGACACGTCCGTCGTCGCCGTCAAGGCGATCACCGACACGCTCGTCCAGAGCGTGAAGGAGGGCCGCGCACCCGCAGCCACCATCGACTCCCTGCGCTCCGCGCAGGAGGCCCTCGCGACCCTCATCGGGATGGTCGAGGGGAACGACCAGGAGAAGGCCAACGGTGAGCCCGAGGCCAAGTCCGACGCCAGCGACGAGGAGCCCGCAGGGGCCAAGTCGTCCGTGTCCGACGAGGAGCCGAAGGCGAGTCCGTCCGTCGCTCGACTGGCGGCACAAGCACACATCTACGCCCTCAAGGGGCAGGAAGGGGTTCAGTCGTGAACCTCAAGCAGATGCGCGCCGCCGCGCTCAAGGCGGCGCAGGACATCATCGACGGCGCGAAGGCTGCCGCTCGTGACCTCACCGAGGACGAGCAGGCCACCGTCGAGGCGAAGTTCGCCGAGGTCGAGGACCTCGACAAGCAGATCGCTGCGGCGGCCAAGTCGGCCGAGCTCGTGCAGCGCCTCTCCGGCTTCGAGGTCAAGGAGCCCGAGCAGGTCGAGCGCGAGGAGAAGGGCGGCACGCTCGGCGAGCGGTTCGTCAAGTCCGAGGCGTTCAAGTCGTTCCGCGACTCGCACCCGTCCGGCGTCGGCTCCGGCTCCCCGATCCGCATCGAGGTCAAGGGCCTCGGCGGGATGGACGAGCTGGGCATCGGCACCAAGGCGACCATCACGACCGGCACCGGTCAGGTCGGCCCGGTTCGCCAGCCCGGCTACCAGTCGACGCTGCTGGACAACGACCTCAGCTTCCTCGACCTCATCACCACCGGGTCGACTGCGGCGTCGTACATCGAGTATGCGCAGATCGTGTCCGAGACGGACGGCGCTGCGGTTGTGGCTGAGGGCGACCTCAAGCCGCTATCCGACGTGGCGACCGACACGGCCGAGGCCAAGGCGTTCACCTACGCGGACGGCTTCGACATCACGAACCAGACGCTCGCCGACGACGGCGCACTCGCCGCCTACATGCAGCAGCGCATCTCGTACCACGTCCGCAACGTGGTCGTCGACAAGCTGCTCAACGGCACCGGCGCCGGCACCCAGCCCCAGGGCATCCTCACCACGACCGGCGTGCAGTCGCAGGCGTTCGACACGGACGTCATCACGACCCTCGCCCGCGCTCTCGCCAAGGTCGAGGCCGTCCAGGCTGACCCGCAGGCGATCGTCATGAACCCGGCCGACGTGTGGAATCTGCGGCTCATGAAGAACGGTGACCAGTGGGCGCTCGGCAACCCGCTCGCTCAGGGTGTCACCCCGACCCCGTTCGGCGTTCCGCTCGTCACCTCGACGCGCGTGGCGGCTGGTACGGCTCTGGTCGGCAACTTCAAGTCGGTCCACTTCCTCGAGCGCGAGCCGCTGTCGGTCGTCGCCTTCAACCAGCACAAGGACTACGCGCAGCGGAACATGGTTTACGTCCGCGCGGAGCTCCGGGGCCTGCAGCTCTTCTACGCCCCGCGTGAGGTTGTCGTCGCCGACCTGACCGCCGCCTGATCGCCATGGCCGACAACAGGGTTGACATGGTGACGGTCGACGGGGTCC